GTCCGTGTGGTTGGACGTGATGACCAAGTCCATGTCCACCTCGTCCGACTACGACAGCCTAATGTCCCCTTCCATGTTCTCCAACGGCAGGTTGGTCGAGTTCTCCTTCATAATGAACGACATGTACCTCGGCAACTTGTTCCAGAAGGAGGCTGGGTTCACGAGCCACAGGTCGAAGGCGATCATAGCCAAGATGTGCAAGGAGGAGATGCACTACTTGTCAGTTAGGAACATGGACACGATGAACTCCGAGATGACCGTGGAGGACTGCTTCGAGAAGCCGGACGAGAAGCACACTTACTCCAAGGACTTCATCATGGCCATGGGGAAAAGGGTGGCCCAGAAGGTGAAGAAGTCGGCCAAGTACGAGGAGATCATCTTGGACAGGGTCTCGAGGAATATGCACGACACCATGATGATGACGTACTCGTTGGAGACCTGTAGGGTGGAAAATAAGACCATAGAGGTGTCGACCGAGCAGTCCACCAACATAACCTTCCTCACCATGCAGAAGCTGACTGAGGAGTTCGGGACGTCGGTCACCTCCCAGATCGTCTCCAAGGAGAACGTCGTGGAGGCCATCTTCTCGATGTTCGCGAAGCCTCAGATCGGGGGCCCGAGGGAGATCCTGATCCAGTCGTACAAGACGAGGTTGCACGTCAAGTTCTTGGAGAATATAATGGAAGGGATGTGCTCGATCCACGAGAAGGAGATGCTGAGCAAGGGGGCGGTGAAGGAGGACATACAGTCGTCGACGAGCTCGGAGTTCAAGAAGACGTTGATCTTGAGGGCAAAAAAGGACAAGAAGTTCTCCATAATTTCCACGCTGATAGCCGACGCGAGCAGGTGGGCCCCGTCCTTCGTGATGACCATGTTCATATACTTCCTGATCTCCTTGGAGCTCCCGACGGAGATCGAGGCGCACATGGTGACCGTCCTGAGGTCCTTCTCGTCCAAGACCGTGATGTTGCCGAAGGCGCTCAGGAAGAAGTGGGAGAAGAAGCCTTCGGACCAGACCGAGGAGGACCCCGTGATGGAGTGGGTGAGGAGGGTCAGCGCCGACTCCTCGTACACGATGAAGATATTCTCCGGCATGGGGCAGGGGATGTTGCACAGGTTCAGCAGCTTCTTGCACTGCGCCAAGGACGACATGATGGACGAGCTGGTGTTGAAGTACGTCTCCACGATGAACGCGGAGCTGGAGATGAGGACGATGATATCCTCCGACGACCTCATGAAGCAGATGATAATGTCCTCCAGGGATCCCAAGTCGATCTTCATGCTGATGAAGGTTGTGATGATCGTCTACGAGGTGACCAACATGTTGTCCAACATCCACACGAACTGGAAGAAGACGGCCTTGTCGTTCATAATGGACGAGTTCAACTCGTACTTCTCCAGGGGGAAGAAGGCCACGATGGCGGTCATCAAGGACGTGTTCACGTGCACCGAGGTCGTCGACTTGACCGAACCCTTGCAGGCCGTGAAGGACATCTGGTCGTCGGTCTCGAGGGCCTTCAACCACGGCATGTACTTGAGGACGGCGGGCAACGTGATCTTGTGCATGAGGGAGTGGGTGAAGGACGCGTACTGCTTGACCAACGTCAAGGAGGAGGAGCTGTGCCAGAAGCTCAACTGCTTGAAGACCGAGCTCCCGGCCGACCTCGGCTTCATCTCCACGGACCACATCCTCGGGCAGTTGGTGTTCGGACCCGACATACTCATGTACAGGTCGTCCAACTCGAAGGAGTTGACCAGGTTCTACAAGAACATCCACACGGGCTTGAAGGAGGAGTCGAAGGAGCTGGTCAGCAACCAGACCTTGATGGCGATCAGCGGCAAGATCAGAATCAAGCTCCCCGGGAAGACGGACAAGATGTTGAAGGACATGATCGACTCGTACTTCATGGACGAGGACATCAACATAGACGCCGTGTTGGATAGGGAGAACAAGTACGCCTTCGTGTACGACGAGTCGGACTTGACCTGGACGAGCACGATGAGGTTCACGAACGGCTACTTCATAGGAATGAAGAAGAACTACGGATTTAACAGCTCCATGCAGGTCAACAGCATGGTGAGGGCCTTACAGGCGTCCAGGGAGAAACTCACAACGAGGCCCTTGATGGAAGAGGACACGTGCTACAGCTTCGACACCTTCGTGGACTACATATTGACGAGGGACGCCGTCGCGTCCTCCATCACAATGTACGCACCCTTCAAGGAGATGATGGTCAAGACGGAGGAAGCGGAGCTGATCTTCCCTTCATGCTCAAGATCACAGTCATCAAGGCACACTAGGAAGAGGAAGTTGAAGTTCAGGACGTCCGAGCTGGTCATGAGGGCCGACAAGGAGGACATAATAGGCTTCATCGTCGGCAACGAGGACAAGTTGAGCAACAGGGTGCTCACCGTCGTCTCGGACTTGTGCAACATGATGGGCATGGACTTCGTGAACTTCTCCAGGATGCCCATGGCGGAGATAATGAGGGTGTTCTCCTTCTCCGACAGGCCGGCCTTGATCTTCTCCAACATGCTCGACGAGTACCTCTCCTTGAGGGTCAACTACTCGACGAGCATGATGATATCCGACATCGACAAAGGGAACGCGCTCGACAACTTGCTCTCGGTCTACTGCGATCGGGCGAACGCCTACACCATGATGACGGTGAAGAAGCAGGACGCCTTGGTGAGGTCGAAGAACATGATCACCACGTGGGTGTCCATCGGGAAGAACCTCAACGACATCGACTTAAACAAGTTCCCCAGCATGATCGACATCACAACCAACACCATGACGATCGAGACGTCGGACTCACCGATGGACAGGGCGATCAAGATCTGGCTCGACTCCATGGGCGCCGCGACGTTGCAGAGCTCCAAGTACGTCTTCCACAGGTGCTTCGAGAGGTCCAGGGACAAGATCATGCACTTCTATTCCAACTTGAACGACACGGTGATGATGCACATAGACAGGACGAAGAAGATGGTGGTGTACCACATCATGTCGTCCGACCCCGAGGGGATGAAGAACTCGGAGCTCATCAAGTTCTACACCTTGGACGAGATCAGGGAGAACGCCGAGTCCTTCGAGAAGTTCTACTGGGACGGGGTCTCCTTGACCAACTCGGAGTGCATAATCAAGAAGAAGATAGAGTACAGCATCGAGGAGTCCACGAACATCAAGGACTGGAAGATGAACCTGAGGTTCAAGTTCGGCAGGACGTACGACTCCAACCTCAACAAGTGCGTCATCAACCTGTTCACGGACAAGTACACGCTCGACATGGAGACACTCAGAGAGATGTTCCCGACCGGCGACGAGTTCATGGTCAGCTTCATGAAGGTGGTGAGCAGGGAGATGGACGTGACGGAGCTGGAGGCGTTCATGCACACCAACGACATGTTCGTCAACAACACGATCGGGGAGAGGGACATGATCAACAAGGTCGCCCACACGCAGAACGTCACGCCCCTGACGGACGACATCATGGCAATCAAGGGGGCGTGGAACGACGAGGACATGCTGGCCTACTTCTCGGGCATATCCCTGGACGCGATAATGGAGGCCAACACCCTGATGGAGGAGAACGAGTACGACTGGAGCCAGATGGAGGCGTTCATGGACGACACTTTCTTGGCCGAGCTGATGATGGGGCTGGAGGCGGAGAACGAGTTGGAGCCCAAGGTCACCAAGCCGTTCGAGAGGATGAGCATGAACACATACATATTCGACTGCCTCAGGAACAGCTTCGAGCTGGAGATCGTGGTGAACGAGAGGAAGCTCACCAACCTCTTCAAGAACATGAACACGGAGGAAGGCAGCTCCAAGATATGGGACCTCGTGACCACGGAGGTCCTCGCCATGTACCCGAAGATGAAGAGCTGGATGGTGAGGTACATGGTGGCGCTGATCTACTTGAAGGTCAGCAGGGTGAAGAAGGTGCCCAAGCCCAACAAGATCTCGGTGATCAGGGGGATGGAGAACAGGACGAACACGATCGTGTTGGGTGCGGACGTGACCGAGGAGTTACTCATCATGGCCAGGTTGGAGTAGTTGATCGTGACGGTCGCGACCATCATCATGTTGTAGTAGTCCGCGTTATGTTTTCTAG